CAGAGTGAAAGGTAAACGAAGCTCTTTCGAGGCTAAGATAGAAGAAGAGTTGCAGAAACTAGGGGCTGACTATCGGTATGAAGGTAAGAACTTTAGGTACTATGAGAGTCACATGTATACACCAGATTTTATTTTGGATAACGGGATTTGTCTAGAAGTCAAGGGATGGTTCACGGCAGCGGATAGACAAAAAGTCCTGACTGTCCAGAAAATGTACCCGGAGTTAGATATAAGATTTATCTTTGGGAAAAATAATAAGATGTCAAAGTATTCAGAAAATAGATATTCAGATTGGTGCACAGCTCATGGATTTAAGTACGCTATAGGTTCGGTGCCCCCTGAATGGATACTTGAAGAACCTAAAGAATTACCAAAGAGTTACAAAAAGAGTATCAATAGGTTAATCAAAGAGGGAAAAATTGAGTAACTAAAAGGAGGTAATAATATGGGAGAATTTCCGGTTAAAGAGGAACAACGACCACCAATAGATGAACTTTTATTTCAATTGTTATACAGCACATCCGCAACTAACTTTGAGATTTATATCAAAGAGTCAATCATAGGGAAACCTGGGTGGACTGTGCAAATACTTCAGGAACCCGGATATTATGCAGTAATATTTACTTATGATGAGAGTGGTTACAACATACTGAGAAAGTACTCTATTAAATATCTTGCACTTGGGGACTTCAATAATACCGTCTATCAAGCTGGGCGTATCTTAGAGATACTTAATGGAGAACCTGTATGAGACTTGAAGAAAAAGCTAAGTTCCTTGAGCACGCTGCGTGCCCCAAGTGTGGATCTAGTGATGCCCGGGCTATATATAGTGATGGTTCATCGTATTGTTTCTCCTGTGGAACCTATTTTGCCCCGGGAGAAATTGAGGAAGATGAGGGGGTAATAGAAGTGAAAGAACCTGAAGAAATCCAAGAGCCCCAAAAGTTTACCCCGGTACCTCTTAACTATGCTGATATAACTAATAGAAAACTTAGTGCATATATTCTCCAGAAATATTCTATGGGCATACACCGTGAGAACGGACAGATACTCTTAGTGGCTAATTACTTTAATTCAACTGGAGATGTTATAGCCCAGCATTTTAGAACTCCTGATAAGAAATTCTTTTGGCGAGGTAACACTAAGAGTTTACCCCTCTTTGGCTCACAGACCAAAGACAAGTCAGCGACAACTCTAGTAATCACTGAGGGGGAGATAGATGCCTGTAGTGTAGCCCAGTGTCTCCCTCCAGTCTACACTGTAGTATCGGTGCCAAACGGGGCTCAAAGTGCCCCAAAGTACATCAAGGAGAACTTAGGGTTCATCGAAGAGTTCCAAAAGGTTATACTGTGGTTCGACAATGATGAGCCAGGGAGAGAGGCTAAACGAAAAGCTCTTGAAATTTTAGACCCAGAGAAATCCTATGTTATCATAAGTGAACGCAAAGATGCTAATGAGGTTTTGGTAAATGATGGGCCCCAGAAAATCAAAGAGTTAGTCATGTCAGCCCAGAAGTGGAAACCAGAGGATATCAGGACTATCCAAGATATACCTCTAGACAAACTTTTGCATACCCCACCTGAACTAGTCTATTATACAAGCTACGAGGGGCTCAATAGGTTCCTCAATGGCTTCCGAATGAATGAGTTAGTGGTTATTGGGGCGGGTACTGGGGTAGGTAAGAGTACATTCTTAAGGCACCTAGCGTATGATCTTTTGGTTACTTACCCAGAACTGAGAATAGGATACTTAGCTTTTGAAGAGACTAACGAAATGAGTACCCTTGGGTTTATCGCCCGAGATAACCAAGTAAAGCTAGGAGACTTGTTTTTGGATAGAACTATTATTTCAGAGGAGAACTTCCGGAAAAGTTATGATAAGTTTAAAGATAGAATAGTTATGATGGATCACTTTGGTTTCTTGAGCCCAGAGAGAGTTATCCAAAAAATAAAAGAAATAGTAAAGATTTATGACACTCAGTTTATATTCCTAGACCACATCACAATGCTTACCTATGGAATTGACCAAAGTTTAAATGAAAGACGGGCTATAGATAGTTTATTAAATCAACTAAGGAGCTTAATAAAGAGTCTGAACGTCTGTGTGATAGCTGTCTCCCATCTGAATATGAAGGGAGAGGAGCACCACGAAGAGGGTGGGCGTGTAACTCTGGAGCATTTTAGAGGCTCCGGAAGTATAAAGCAACTTGCAGATGTGGTTATAGGTCTAGAAAGGAATACACAAGCTAATAACTTGGACGCTAGGTTTCAAACAAAAGTAAGAATACTTAAAGACCGTCTATATGGTAACACTGGGGTATGCAGTATTATTGATGGACGCTCTGGTGTTCTTCGAGAAACTCAGAGTTTCATGCTGAATCAGTTTCAGTTTGAAGATGAAACAGAGGAAACTGAAGAAGAGAAGGATACTCAGAGTACCACTTTTGAAGAAGATTTTTAAGGAGGTTTGATTATGGGAGAATTTATATTATTATTAGAGCACGATAGAAACGAAGGGCAAGTGTATGTAAGCTTTCAAGATACTTCTCAAGAATATGAAGAGTGGGAAGAGATCCCAAAAGATACACTAAAAGCTCTTAAAGACGCAACCAGTATCTTAAGTGTATACTTTACTCAATTGTTGGAGGAGAAAGATGATGAGTAATGCAAATGTACTTTTCTTTGATATAGAGACTGATGCCTTGAAACTTGATGATATAACAAAGATACATTTTATGGGCATTGGGAATCTTCAGGGAAAAGTAAAGGTATTCACAGATTTAGATAAGGCAGTACAGCTTTTATCTCAGGCTGATCTTGTTGTTGGGCATAATGTTATAACCTTTGATATTCCGGTTATCCAAAAGTTCTACCCAACGTTTAGCCCAAAGCAAGTTTACGACACCTTAATAGCTAGTAAACTCTTTGAAACCGACATATATAACTATGATAAGAATGTAACTCATATACCCCCTAAGTATCGAGGTAAGTACACACTGGAAGCTTGGGGATACCGCTTGGGGGTATTAAAAAGGGATACCGGAAAGCAAGAGAACTATGAGGTAACCGAAGAAAACTTTGAGAAAATGATGGAATATTGTGCCCAGGACGTCAGAGTTACTATGGCTCTCTGGAATTTCTTAGAGACCTCTGGGAGAGTACCCAGAGGTGCCTTAGAAATGGAGCAAGAAGTTAGGCGTATTATTTGGCTCCAAGAGAACTTTGGGTTCCTCTTTGATGAAACCAGAGCCAGAGAACTACTAGGTAGACTATATGACGAAATGGTAACAGTGAACTCAGAGTTACAAAGGATGTTCCCTCCAAAGAAAAAAGTAGTAGGGTATTACGCCAGGGACAATAGAAATAAAGGTATAAAGGCTGGTGATCCCAAGATTGTGGAAATATTATTTAATCCTTCTAGTCGGGATCAGATAGCTGAAAGGCTCCAAGAGAAATACAATTGGGACCCAAAAATTAAAACCCCAAGTGGGAAACCTAAAGTTGACGAAGAAATCTTGGCAACTTTAGATTTTCCTGAAGCTAAACTAATTTCCAGATACCTCTTGTTAGAGAAAAGGATATCTCAGCTTGCTGAAGGTGCGGGTGCTCTCTTAAAGTGCATAGAGGACGACGGGAGAATACATGGAAAGGTAGATACTCTAGGTACCGTAAGTAGACGTATGAGTCATTACTCACCAAACATAGCTCAGGTACCTAGCCCTAACACAGAGTTCGGCAAAGAGTTCAGGGAGTTGTTTGTTGTCCCAGCAGGACATAAGTTAGTAGGAGTAGACGCCGAGCAACTTGAGCTAAGACTCTTGGCTCACTATCTATATCCCTGGGATCACGGAGAGTTCGCTAAGGAAGTATCAGAGGGTGATATCCATGAGAGAAACAGGGTGGCAGCGGGATTAAAAACTAGAGCTGAAGCTAAGACGTTTATTTATGCTTTTATCTATGGAGCTGGTGATGAGACAATAGGGAAACAATTAGGTGGAAGTAAAGAACTTGGCAAACAAGTAAGACAACAGTTTCTTAAGAATATCCCAGCCCTCAAGTATTTACTAAAAGCCGCTATAACTAAAGCAGAAAATACATCTCAAATCAGAACATTGGATGGTGTAGTAATCTCGGTGCCGAAGCCATATATAGCTTTAAACAGAATTATTCAATCAGCGGGAGCAATAGTCATGAAGAGAGCTCTAGTAATTTTAGACCAACAAATTAGAGACGCAGGGCTCATAGTTGGGGAAGATATAAAATATGTAGCAAATGTCCATGATGAATTCCAAATTGAGGTTAAAGAAAAACATGCAGAACTAGTGGCAAAACTTGCGGAAAAGTCTATTTCTTTAGCTGGACAATACTATAATCTCAGGTGCCCCATGCAGGGTAAAGCTCAGATTGGTAACAACTGGTATGAGACTCATTAGATAATTATACAATATAAATCTTAATATGCAAGTGTAAATATAAATATGCAATTGCATAATTTAAGATGCAAATCAAGGTGCAAATAAGTAACTCATTTTAACAATCAAGGAGGTATGCAAAATGGAGTTTCCTGAAGCCAGAGAGAAAATTTTAAGTATTTTAGAGCCTTATGTTCCAAAACAATTCACCATTGAAGTCAGAGACAAGGTTCTGCTGGATAATCCAGACTCATATATATACATAGGAATTATTAAGCTGAGTACAGACTGGTCCATATTTTTCACTATAGATATTAATGACCCAGAATATACTTCGTGGACGTTGTTTTCAAACCACATTTCAGATACTCTAGATTTCTTTAACTACATTGACCTAAACTTTTCGAGGGATCTAAAACGTTTGAAGTTATTCTTAGAGCACTGGGAAATCACAGAGAACTATTTTAGAACAATGAGTGATTTATTTGGTTCCTTGTAAAATCAGCATCTCAGAGTTTACCTCTTTGTATAAGCCCCTAGAACGATTTCAACCATGCGTTCTGATAGATTACCTTAGCTAGCATATAAAAATTCATCCTAGGGCAAAATAGAGGGCATAGCGTTGAGATTTTGATGGGCATAACCCTTAAAATTTTAGGAGGTGTTATTATGGGAGATAAGGAAACCATGGAACTCT